TTTTGTTTCGACAAAGATACAACTATATTTTAATATCGCTTACTTTTTTTAAGTTTTTTTTATAAAAAGAAAATCCCCTAACGAATTAGAGGATTTAAACAAAAACAAAAACAAGCACCGTTTTGGGGTTTGGCGCTTTACAAATATAGGATATTTTTAAGAACTCCTAAAAAATGGAAAAGTCCATCCGTATTTTTTATAGTAGAAATAAACCGCTACCGGAATTAATAATAGTAGTAACCACCATAAACTAAAATTTAATCTCCACGTTTCTCTACTTTCTCCGGATCCTTCTTTTTTAATCTCCGCTACGGTTCCGGAAGAAATACCTTTATCTTCGGTTTCTTTAGATTCTTCCTTTTTCGTAATCTCTAAATTCTCCTTCTTAGCTTTATCTTTCTTCTTCTTCGAGGTAGTCGTAGTTTGCTCGGTATTATTAAGCTCCGTTTTATTTCCGGCTCCGTCGATAATCGTAGCAGGTTCATTTGGATTAATCGGCGTTAATTTAACCGTCGTAGTAATCTCTTCTTCCGTTTCGGTTACTTCGGTAGCTTTTTTTACGTTTTCTTCCTTATTCGCCTCCTTTTCGATTTTAGTAGTATCTAAAGTAGCTTCCATTATTTTAGAATCCTCGTTATTCTTAAAACTCGATTTCGAAGTAGATCTTACTCCGGAGCAAGAAAATATTGTTAGGATAAAGAAACTTAGTATTATAGTTTTTAAATTTTTCATATAATTAAATTTTAATTAATCTTCCGCTCTTAGCTTATTATTATTATCGTGAGCTTTCTTAAGTCGAATATCGTATTTATATTTCTTGTATTGCTCACCGTTGTAGTAATACGCAAACTGCCACCATATTCCGTTTTTTAAAGCTCGGTACATTTTAATATTTGACTTAATAAATAATAGGCCCAATCTTAATTGATTCGATTCCGATTCTTTAGCATAATCCCACATTTTTCCTACCGTAGCGAAGCCTAATCTTTTAAAATGTAATCCTAAAACTTGCATCATTCCTATCGAAGTACTTTCCATAGCCGAATCCGGATCCTTCGCGAAAGCGTCGTTAAAAGCTAACCATTCCTTCGATTGTACTTCTACTTTGTTAACGCTCCACTTTCCGGAAGGAGTAAAAGGAGATTGTCGTTTAAACCAAACAGGCTCGAATTGAATTAACAACTTTCCGGTTTCATCGTCGAATCCTTTACCGCTTCCTTCTACTTCCGAAACGGCTTTTACTTTCGCTACCGTTAAATCAAATTCAATCGCTAAGGCTTTTATTTCTTCTTCTGTTATCTTTTTCATCGCTTGGTGGTTATTTTAGTATAAACTTTCTTTCCTATAGCTCCGAAAACTCCTCCGACAAATCCGAATAAACAAACTTTTAATAAGTCAACTCCGAAATGTATAATAAAATCATTCTCGGTTAAGAAGCTAAGAATCCCGAATAACGAACCTAAAATAATAGATAAATATGGGTTTGAATGATGATGATGCATTATTTACTATTTTTAAATTCTTCTAACTCTTTCGTTTTTTCGTCAATTTGGTTAATTATATAACCTTTCGCTCTACCAAAAACGAGCTGTAAAAGAAAGGATCCGGTTAAACCTACTCCGAAGAAGCTCCATCGAATATAGCCTTCTATTTTAGGATAAGCGTTCATAGTTTCCTGCAGTAAAGTTACCCAAACTAAAACCGCTACTACCGAAAGCGCGATACTTAAATAATCCTTTTCTAAATAATCCTTTTTAAAGTCGAAATCGATCTTTCTTCCGATAGCTAACTTTTGTAATTTTAATGCGGTTATGATCATAAAAACAATTACTCCCAATAACCCGATTCCGATGTAAATTAAACTGTTCATTTTTTGGCTTTTTTAATAGATTTATATTTTTTTATTATTTCTCTTATAGTGTCCAAAATTATCAAAATAATACAAGCGTAAAACATATAAAAGGTAATTATTTCTATAGCCGGTTCTATTACCGCTAAAATTGATCCTAATAACGTTCCTATCGTTGTTCTAATTACATCTTTATCGTCGAATGGATTTCCGAAAAATATTAAATCCTTAAACTCCCATAATCCTCCCGATACAGCTCCGAATACGATTCCAAAAACTACGGCCCAAGCTATTTTTTGAATTAAAACAAATTCTATAACTCCGGTAGAATCTCCTATAGAATAAGCAAACGTAAGTCCGGCTATTATATGTACTAAATTTCTAATTTGATTAATAATTTCTTGCTTTTTCATATAATTTATTTTAAAGGTCTAATTGAAAGTACCACACTTGACGTTTCAGAAACAACGGTTAATCCTGAAATTTGTAATGTCAAATACTGGTCAACTGCTGGGTTATAAGTTGTAACTGCTGGTGACGCAGATGCGGATGAAAAAGGTGTCAATAACGCACTATTAGCTATTAGATTGCTATAAGCGTTGCCTCCACTTAAATTCAAAATTCTTTGAAAAGAAGAGCCTCTGTTGGTAGTAGACAAATTTACGCCTGTTGCTATTGCGTTAGTAGTTCCATTTGCTGTAGTATCGTGATACAAATTGTAGTTTACAGCACCCGCAGTTGAACTTTTTAAAATATTTACAATAATTTCAAAACCATCAGTAGAATCGTAAGTATTTGCCGGAATCAATACAGAAAAAGCAATAGTAGGGACTGTCACACCTGTAACTGTTGTATAGCCTTGATAGATGTATCGGGATTTGTTTACTTTCAAATCTAAAGCCGTTTGCTGTGCCGTGCTAACAGGTTTTGATGCGTCGGAAGTATTATTCACGTTTGACAAGCCAACGGCTGTTTTATTCAATGTGGCAAACGTTTTATCTCCACGATAATAATCTGCACTTGTAGTAGCATTTATCACAGGTTCAACTGCAATATTTCCACTACCTAATAACGATGTGGAATTTATAGTTTTTATTGAAGTTCCAGAAACTAAAGTAGCTTGTTTACCATTAAAAGTATTCCAATCCGTAGAAGTTAAATAACCTTTAGTAGAAGTATTCGCGCTTTGTCCGTTAGTATAATCAAGCGAAATAGCTCCGGAAGAAGAATTAAAATCCGCCGGAAGATAAGTAGAAGCTCCTTTAGTCGTATTATCCGCTACCGCGTCGGTAATCGTTACGTTTGGTGTAGTAGTCGGAGTACTCGTTATTACTATCGGAGCCGATCCGGTTACGGTCGTAACCGTTCCTCCGGTTAAAGCAGAAGTTAAAGCTAAGGTTCCGCTTGTTGTAGGTAAACTTATATCTACATTAGTTGAAGGTTGCGAAGCGTTAATTCTTAGTTTTGCCGATTTTGAACCGGTGCCAAAAATTAAATAAGGATCCGTAGAGGTTGTAGTATCCATCCCCATAAAACAAGCACTTGCCGTTCTTAAATACATACTATTCCTACCAATTACGCAATCCGTATTTAAAGCCGGATCCCATATTTTAAAAGCGTCGAAACTCGTATTATTTATTTCTATTCCGTGTGATGTAGTTTTTCCAATACCAGTTACTCCTTCTAAGTCTTGCGGAGTAGGAGTTGGTATGTCCGAAGTCATAGCTACCGTATAACTTCCGCTCGTTTTATTAGTCGGAAAAGATATATTTTGCGTTCCGGCTATCGGCCTTGTTCCTACGTTAATATTAATAACTCCACTTCCAAAAGTAGTCATAGTATAACCGTTATCCTGAGTAGTAATTACATTTCCTGCCGAAGTATAAATTCCATCATTAGTTACATATAACGAGTTACCTCCTACGCTTAAACCTAATTCTCCGTTAATATTGTCGTAAGTTATATGTTCATTAGCGTATTTATAAACATCTACCGTTTTATTAAAAGAAGCTATTATTTGGTTAGCGTCTGCGGAAAAAATACCCGAATCATCTCCCGAATTTATTTCGGATAAATAAACTCCTTCTCCTCCATTTATCGCTGTTATTTTTCTTCCGCTAATATCGTGGCTACCCATATTTAGATCCGAAGTAGCTCCGGTATAAGGAACAAATCCGCTAAAACTAATACCGGCTAATAAAGTAGATTTTGGTAAAAATTTAATCTTCTTATCCGTTCCGTTCCAAACCGCTACGCTATCCGCTACCGTTCCTAATACCGGAGTAAACATTTTATATTGTCCGGAAGAATACGTTCCGGAAGGATTTTGCGAAAATATTAATCCGCTAAATAAAATTGCTAATATTAAAATTACTTTTTTCATAATTAGATTTGTTTTGCTTGGTTATTAATAAAAGTTCTTGTTACCGTTATAACTTCCGTAGTTATTCCTTCTCCGGTAGCTTCTTCTCCGGTAGTACTCGTTTCTTGCTTCCACATTTGAACGCTTTCTTCCGAGCTTTTTTCGAGCCATTTAACCGAAGGGTTTTCCGTATCAATAATTCTTGTGATCATATTATTTTTTAATTAAGGTTAATAGTTTATTTATAATGGAATTTCTATATAAGTTGCATAAACATCAATATCTCCGGTTCCTCCGGAAGGGTTTCCTACGTTTGCGTGTAATTTATATGAATTCGGAAAACTTGAATTAAATTCATAATAACCATTTGCTATTCCTATTGAATTAAAGGAAGTCGAAGTTAAAACGTTTTGAAATATAGATTGAATAGGAAAGGCACTTTCGCTTCTTGTGCTTACATATAAATTTGCACCGGCAGTGTAATTTGTTCCGGCTCCGGATCTTTTTATAAAAACCGATAATAAAATTCTTTGTACTAAAGGATTTGTGCTTTCCGGAAGAATCTCTATCGGAACATCGTTTAAAGTTAATATTTGCGATTGAGTTATAGTTGTTTTTCTAACTTTAGTCGAGGTAAAAGTAGCTAAATCTATAGCCGATTGTTGAGCCGTCGAAACTGGTTTATTAATATCCGAAGTATCATCTACATTAGAAAGTCCAACGTTTGATTTTATTAAATCTATATTTCCACTTCCTAAAAGAGATATAGTTTCTAAGGTTTTAATCGAAGTTCCACTTACAAGAATATTTTGTTTTAAATTCGATTGTTGAGTAGTATAATCTACCATAGCTTTCATATCCACGCCGGTGGATGCTCTCGTAACAGTTCCGGCCGTTTTATTCGTTATATCCGTATCTATAGTAGCTTTTAAAGTTACCGGATTTATTTGTGCTAAAACGTTTCCTACCGTAGTAGCTAATAGTAATAAAAATAATTTTTTCATCTTTCTTTGTTTTTAAGTTATTTTAATTTAGTTGTTATTAATTATTATCCAAAATCACTTCCTATATCCGGCCCAAATTCCTCAGTAGATGGAGTAAATGATATTTCTTTTATCGTCATATCCGTATAGTTATTATTATTGTTAATATCTCCTCCGGTATAAATTGCAAAATCGGCGAAACATTTAACTCCATCTTCTATTCTAACAAATCCAAATTGGAAAATATCTCCGGCCTCATTTATAGAAGTATCTACGTTTCCAAATCCTTTTCTAATTCTAACTTTTTCTAAAAATAAAAAAGATCCATCGTATATCGGAGCGCTTATATCTGATTCCTCTACTAAAAAAGAAGATATAAATAACGTATTCGGTTCCGGCGTTGGTTGTTCTACCGTATTCGCTAAAGGAACTTCGAAGCCTTGAATTATATAAATATCGTTGTTATCGTCTAAAACGGCTATATCGATTCTATGATTTCCGGCTCCGGCTCCATCTATAGTTAAATCTACTTCCGCAGGATTCTCATAAATAACTCCATTTATTCTTCCTCTAAAACCTATTCCGAAAGTAAAAGTATCATCTACTCTCGTAATATCTCCAAATTGGATCATTCCATCCGTTAAAGCAAAAACTCCTCCTAAAACATCGGATAAATTAAACTTCTCCGTTTCTAAACTCGTTTCGTTTTGAACCGCAATCCATTTAACACCTACCGTTGCCGGAGGTAATTGAAGTATTCTTTTAGATTGCGAAATAACGCTATTCTTAAAAGCCACTAATTCGTTTACTGTCGTAAATAACCAAGTTAAATCCATTTCTTTTTATTTTTATAGAATTCGTAAATATTCCGCATCCGCATCTCCTTGTAATAATCCGATTAACGGAACGGTAGAGATTACCGTTTGCGTGTTCGCAGTTCCTTGATTCCAAACATCTCCGGCCTCTAATAATTTAGCTTTTAATTTATAGAAATTACTTTTTCCTCCTCTTTCGATTTCCGGCTCATCTACTAAAACATAAGGAACGTTTTCTATGATCAAATAATTATGCTTAAGCGCTAATCTTAATTTTCTCATCATTCCGGTAGTTAGAAAGTTAGCTTCAAACTCTACGGCGTTATAATTAGTAGCGTCGATAGGAATAACTCTACTATCGGTTTTTTGAATTTGAACTTCTCCATCGCTAAGGTTTGTATTTATATCACAAAAATTAAGGCGGTTTTTCATTTCTATTCCGGAGAAGAAATAAATATCCGTATTCTGCGAATTCCTCCAAATAATCTCTAACGATCTTTCCCAACGAGTTTTTACTTGTATTCTCTCGGATTTATAAAAAATATCCGGAAAATTAGGATCCGCAGTAGTTTGATAAAACCTAACTCCTACGTTAAACGAAGTATTTAAAAAAATGCTCATATCTATAGAGAATTCCCATATATCATAATTTTCTTTATTGTAAGTAGTTTGAATAGTTCCATTTACCGGAGCCGATAAACTTACCGCCACGTTAAAAATCAAAGATCGTTGGCCGTTATCGTCTAATCTTATATCCGCTATTTGTAAAGTTCCATAAGCGGTTTCAACCCAAGTTCCAATTACTCCGTATGGCGGTAGAAGTCCGTTTAATTGATAATTTCCGTTTACCGTAGTCGTTCCGTAGATATAAGTATTTCCGGTAGTAAATAAAACCGCTAATTGATTATTATAGCTATAATAAGTACAATCTCTTTTATCTTGTAATCCTATATTCGCTACTATTTTATTAGCCACAATCGACGTGTTTCCGGCTCCTACTTCTACATTCTCGTAACTCGTTCTAACTTGCGTTTTTATCGTATCGCAAGACTGAAAAAGTTGAGTAAATTGGTTTGCAATAGGAGAATTCTCTTCGCAAGATAAAGTATTAAATTGATTTTTATAATTACCACAATTTTGTCTATCGAGCCTTCTAACTAATCTTAACGAATTACTTTCTGAAATATCCGCGTAAGGAATAGTAACATTTCCGTTAGTATCTCCGTCATTCGTTATCGAAAAAGTTTTTTGGCAACCATAACTATCTTGGATGTAAACCGTATAGCTTCCTACCGCTAATCCGGAGAAAATAGGATCATTTTGATAAGTTATTCCGTCTAAAGAATATCTAAAGGCTAAAATAGGACTTGCGCCGTTAATAGTTATAAATAGATCGTTATTGTTAAAGTAAATATTAACGTTAGAAATATCTATACTCGAAGGAATATCAAAATTCGCTTTAATTTCTTCGGTACTTCCTTTTATTATAGAATAGTTAAATCCTCTTGCTAATCGAGTATTTAAGTTATTAGGAATAAAAGTAGAAAGTTGAGTATTTAAAGTTTCATTTTTTATATAATAGTAATCCGAAGGCAAAGAATTTATTTCGTTATATCCTTGAACGGTTTGATTACTTATATAGGCCGTTAAACAAGGATCTTCCGTTCTTAATAAAATTTCTTCATCCGATATTAATTCCCAAACTGTAATTAATTGCTCCACTATAGTCGAAGTAATAGTAACTTCTATAGTATCTCCTACTCTTGCGTAAGCTAACGAAGTAGCATATCCTCCGGTAGATCCTGAGAAGTAATAAACCGAAGATAAAAAGGAAAGAGTATTATTTATAGTCGCATTTAAATCCGCTCCCAATCCTATTTGAAAAGGCGTATTATTTCCTCCTATTTTATAATTTATATTAAGATAGTTTAAAGTATTTCCATAAACTAATCTAACTCCTCCGATATAAATTTTATATTGGAAATGTGTACCAACAATAGGCTGTTGTTTAAAGTCTATTACTATTTTCTTCGTTGCCATTTTTAATAATTTGCTTTAATTAACTTAAAATCTCCTTCTCCGTTAGGCTTTACGCTCGGAAAAATATACGCATATTCCGATTCCAATTCCTCGTTCGTAAATTTAATTAATTTATAAGGATTTTGTACTATAGTTTTAAATTGGGCCGGAGTTAGCTTTTTCTTAAAATCTATTTCCTCCGGTAAAAAATATGGACTTAGTAAAATGCTATTATCTACATTAGCTCTTTCCGGATATAACGTAACTAATTGGCTATTCCCTTCAGTACTCGAATACTTTAATTTTTCCGTCGGAAACTTTTGTAATCCGGTAGAAATCGTTTTAGATTTTCTTAGTAAACAATTAAACGGACTTAATCGCAAATTATACGCGGTATCCGGCGAAAATATTCCGGTAGGAGCTTGAGCAAAATCTAAAGGCCAATGGCGTAATAAATAATTATCTCCGGAAACTAAAACCGCATCGAAGAAGAAATTATATTTATCATAAGCCGTATCTAATTTAGGAAAATTTGAGTATTGCTTTGCTTGAGCTAAAGTAATTCCGTAAGCATCGGCCCTAATTTTAGAAATAGCTTTAAAAACGTTATCTACCGTATCAATACAAGTAGAATAAGCGCTTTTAATATTAAATTCATCTAATCCGTTTACTTCTAAATATTTTCCATCGAAATCATATCCTATCTCGATACTCGAATAATGTAGCTTTTCGGAAATATTTCTATTTATCTCGGAAACTGCTCCTAAATCGATACTTACCGAATTAATAAAAACCTCCGATTTCTTTTCTATTCTAACTACTCCGTTTTGAATTATTAACGCTACATCATCTATAGCCATTAATCCTTCGATTAACTCTTCTAAGGAAGTAGTTATATTTTTATCCGCGAAATTTCTAACTTTAAATCCGTTAGAAAATAATAGATCGCGCCATTCGTTATTTAATAAATTAGATTGGAAACATTTTCTTCCGGTAATTATTTGCAAATTTCGATCTATAGCGTCGAAATATCTTAAGGCTTTACATTGCGTAGTTTCTCCTAAATCGTTTTCTTGGGCCAAAACCTCTATATCGAAAAACTCGAAATCCCAAACGTTAGTTCTATTATACGGATTCGGAGAAAAGAAAGGATTTATTCTTAATCCTAAACTTTGCCCTTCGAGAAGGTTTTTAGTTACGTTATAAGTAATATCGAAACTTTTCCAAACGTTATAACCTATACTATAAAAAGGAGGAGTGGAAGGAACCGAAGTTGGCCCTACGCATTGCATAATTTGAGTTTCTGCTATACTATTATAACCGTCGGTAGGATTTCCTTCTACTAAGTCATCGAATATTTTAAAAGTAGCGCTATCTCCATTTTCCGGAGAAGCAAATTTAGCTCTAAATCTTAATCTAATTTTTATATCTATAGTTTTCGCACTATCGGCAGATAAATAATATAAAGTTCCGGCGTTATAAATAACGTGAGGCCCAAAATCTCTTGCTATTTGCGAAGTAAATAAATCTAAATATCCTCCGCTATTTATACTAACCGCCGGAGCAAAAAAACTTTCATCGCTTCGGTATTTTAAATTTAAAGGAATAGCTATATCGGTTAAAGCGTCGAAAGTAGAACTTCCTTTATATTTTATTTTTATTAGCTCTTCATCGTTATCAAATAAAGTTTCTCTAAAAATATCTCTTCCTTCGAGTGTTAGATTTTTATACGCTAAAGGAGGCAATACGTTTCCTTTTAGATCGTCGAGCCTTTCGAGTTCATATTTTTCTTTTAAACGGCTTTCTATATTTTTAAAAAATTGGCTTTCGTCGAATTTTATACTAATAAAATTTTTATCTCGTTTATATGAAGAGAAATCTAAATATCCGGTATAGGAATTAGTCCAATCGTCGGTATCGGAATCTCTTTCGTCTTTTTCCAATCTTACGTTAGCTTTAATTCCTCTTATATCATAATTTGCTTTAATATAATCGTAACCGTCACCGTAGTAGTCGAGATTATTGCTTAGATTAATTACAACTCCAAAATATTTATCGGATCGTTTTAATTCTTTTTCGTCATCATCCCATCCTTTAGGTTCCTCGATTACTCTTGGCCCAAGAATATCGCTAAATAGCGTATATCTTACTCGATTAAATTTAGTTAATTGATTCGGCATCTTTTAAGCGAAATTTCGCGGTTTAGAATTATTATTTGATCCTTTTGGTATTGTAATGAAAATACTATTCTTAGCTTTTTTAAATCCTCTATCGATTCCTTTCTCGATACGTTCCGGAAGTCCGTTTAATTGGTTTCCTATATAGTAATCAAAAGCTCTTAATTGATTTGATTGGTTCGTTAGAGAAGCCATAATTGAAGCATTCTCTATTCCAAATTTAGATTTACCAAACTCTTCTAAAGATTTATGCACTTTAGCTCCTTTCTTTAAATCTACTATCGTTGGTTTATTCGGCGTTAAGTATAGGCTTCCATCCGGATTCTCTACTACCTCCGTTCTTTTTTCTCCTACTAAAGCCTTTCCTCCGGCGTGGTAATCGGTTCCTTCTTCGTATTGAGGAAGAGGAGTAGCTAAAATAGTAGCCACTCTTACTCCGGCAGATGCTATAGCTAAGGCGTTTATAGGTTGGGCCAAAACAGTTCCTAATTCTGCATTATTCTTAGCAATTTCCGATTGTAGCTTAATAGCAATATCCGCTACTCCTAATAATTTATTAAAAATCGCTTGTTTTCTTAATAAATCTATTTTCCTTTTTTGTAGCTCCTCTTCACGCGCTTGTTTCTCTTCTTGTAAAGCCTTTTCTTGCTCACTTCCTTTTTCCGCGTTAGATATTAAGTTATCGTAATAATCATTCGATTCGGATATTTGGTTTTCGTAATCCTCTATTTGATTTTCAAATAATTGTCCGGCTAAATCTTTTATAGAAGAATATAACTCTACTTTTCCTTGATAAATAGCATCATCTACTTCTTTTTGTTGGTTTAATAATTTTATTTGGTTATCGATTTGAGTTTGCGTAATAGCATTATCCGCTTCCGCTACTCGTTTCTTAGAATCTATTATTTGTTGATCCGCATCTTGAAGCGCTTTATTATTATCTAATTGGCTCGTTATTTGTTCCTCCGATAGATTATTAGCTTCTCCGTTAGTTCGAATCTCATTTTCTAATCTTTTTCGGTTCCGCTCGGCCCGATCTAAAGATAATTGCGCTTCTCTTTTATTAATATCGTTAGCGTTATTTTTCGCTATTTCTTGTACTTTTTCTAATTGGCGTTGAATTTCTTTTACATCCGTATCTTTTCCGATTCCTCCTAAAACTCCCTTTAAAACTTCTCCGAGTTTTTGTATTCCGGTTAAATCTATATTTCCGATTTGTAGATCGGCTTTACCAAAATTAATTTCATCCCAAATTTTAGCTAAAGCATTCGCCGTAGCTTTATTTGCTTCGATTAATTTTTGGGCCTGATTTTCGAATATTATATTTTGCTTATTAACGGATTCTTGTTTTATTCCGGTAATATCATAATTAAATTGCTCCTCGTATATTTTTAATTGCTCGTTATAGAAAGCACGTGTAATTTTTTCGTCTTTTAATTGGTTATCTAACTGCTCTTTTTGGTTAGCGTATTCGTTTTTCGTAGTTCTTAATTTATCTTCGGTAGAGAATTCCAATATTCTTAATTCTTCCTTCGCTTCGCTGTTTGCTAAGTCTAATAAATTATTATAATACTCCGCAGATGCCATAGCTCTTAACTCGTAAGAACTTGCTTCGTCATCTAAAATATCTTTATTTGCGTTAGCTAAATTCGTTAATCTTAAATGCTCTAACTCGAATAAAGAGGCTAAATAATCCTCTCTTGCTTTAACGTTTAATTTTATCGACTTACTATTTTTATCGGTATTATCGGTATCTTCTTCTACAACTCCTAAATATTTCATATACTTCTGAAATATTAATTCTAAAACTTCCTCCTCTTTTTTAAGAGGAATTAATGCCTTAGTTCTAATGTTATCGTTGGTTTGTTGTTGTAATTGGTAAACTTTACCGTAGTTATTAACGGTTTCAGTACTTGCTTTTTGCCTTGCTTCTAAATTTTCTAAACTCTCGGCCTCTTCTTCCGTAGCCATTCTAACGCCTTTACTTGTTTTAACTGCAGTATTTCCGGCATCGTCATATAAGTTTTTAGCGTCGGTAGTTTTATTAATTATTTTAGAATATTCTAATTCGGCTTTTATTTGAGCTTTAAGATTTTCCGTTAGAAGATCTTGAGAAGCCATCGCGATAGCTCTTAACCTTAGCGCGTTTATTAATTTTATTTCGGCCTTAGATATATTTCCGGTTAAAATATCTTCTTGTTTTAGGTTCCCTAAATAAGAAGGGTATCTTCTTTGTAATTCGTCAACCGCTTTTTGCCTTTGTTTATCCGATACATCTCTATTCTTAGCCGTTTCTAATAATTTTTTCGCTCTTGAAATTTCATCCGAAGCCATAGTTGAAGCCTTCTCGTTAAATTTTTCTACGGCTTTTATATGATCTTCTAAAGCTACTTTATTTAAGTCTATAGCCTTAGCCATTCCGAATAAATTAGTTACCGCGTTACCGATTTCTTTTCCGAATACCGCTAATAATAATAAGCCTACGGACATTATAGTGTTAAAGCTAAAAATAGCTCCTACTACTTGTTTCCAAACGGAAACAGTCGGTTGTCCTTGCGCTATTAATTCTTTATTTACTCTAACGGCTTCTTTTATAGAATCCACCGCTATCGGAACGTTATTAGAAATACCTAAAGCAAAAGTTTGGAATCCGAAAGTAGCAGAAGGAAGCTCTCTCGATATTTGATTAATAGAATTCGCTAAACCGGTATTCGCTCGTGCATATTGTCCAACAAGCTCTTGCGCTCTTCCTACGGATAAATTTCCGGCTTTTATTGCGGTATCGTATTTTTTATGAGCTTCCATCGATTGGTAAAGCTCAAATTGTTCATCGTTAGATAACTTAACTCCCATCGCAATCTTCGCGTTATAATCCGCTACTACTTGCGCATATTGTCCACGAACCGCGATTAATTTTTGCATATAAGTAGTTAATCCACTTAATACACGCGCCTCGTTATCTTGTATTTTAGTTATTTCTCTCGAATCTATTACTAATTGTCGATCTCTTTCCGATAGCTTCTTTTTAGCCTTATCGTTATTATCTACCGACTTAGTATATTGATCTAATTTTTTGGAAAGATCTCCATAAGATTTTTGTAAAGTATTATATTGGGTTTGGAGTTTCTTAATAGTAGCTTCGCTTTGAGCTAACTTTTTACTCATATCGTCATTCGAAGTAGCCGGAGATCCAAAATTTATTTGATTCGCCTTAGCCGTTTTCGAAGTTTCAATAATTTGTTGAGAAAGCATTTCTACTAATACGATAGCATCTTCAACTTGCTTTAAAGCAACCTCTTCGATAAGTCTATTTATAGCTCCCATTACTAATTATTTGATCGATTATTTTTTTTATACTCTTCTTGCGTTTTTTTAATATCCTTCTCCATTACCGCGAATTCCATTAAAGAAGTCGTTTTCGGATTAATTCTTTCCTTTTTTAATATCTTTTCGTAAAGAAGTAACATCGAATAGAAATTAAAAATAGCATTACTTATTTCTACTTCCTCCTCCGGATCATCCGTAGGATTTAATTCTTCGCTTAAGGAATCTATCGTTAATTGTAAAGCGTCGATTTCGCTTTTTACTATTTCTATAGCCTCCTCTAAAGGAATTTCTTTTTCGAGGTAAAAACCCCAACTTTCTAATTCAACTACTAAAGAATCAAAGGTTTCTTTAGCTATAATATGAAGTGCAACTTGCGTTTGAATTATATCGAGTAAAGCAACTCCAAAATGTACTTTCTCTATTAATTCTTGCCGATAGGAAATTAGATCGAATTTCTTGATCATATTATTTTCTCCGCGAAGATCTTCGAATTCTTTATTTATAGCGTTCCAATTCTTTAGAAGATTTTTTTTCTTCGGAAGAGGGCCGGATTTTATTAAATACTTAAGATCCTTCTTTTCGATTACTTTCATATAATCATAAAGCATCGTATCTTCACAATTCGAGCAAAGTATCGTTTTATTTAAGAAAGGTATTTTTGCAATAATTCCCATACGGATGGTATTAATATTTCGTTATTTACTTTTTCTTGATTCTCCGGATAAAGGCCTAATAAATTATCGTATTTTCTTAAAATCTCTTCTCCGAAATTTACGTTAGAATTTATCGAGAAAATAACTTCTCCGTTAGCTTCGATTATAATTATATTTCTATGAATATAACCGTTTATATATAAATTCGGCGCATTCGGGTTTCTTCTCGGATTCGGTGTTATTTTTTGCTTCCATTTAATATATCCTTGAGCTTGTCCGGTAGTCTTAAAAAACGGATCTTCCGTATAAAGAGGATGTATATCTTCGCCTTTATTATTCTTTCCGTCGTAAATCTGCACTCGTTGTAGGTAGATAATTTGTTTTTGATTATCGAAAATAGCCTTTCTAATAGTTTCCGGAATTTCTCCTTTTACTACTCGAAGCTCTTTTAGTAGATCATCCGGAGTTATATCTGCCATTTAGTTTTAGTTTAAAGAAAAAAAGGAGCGAAGTATTATCCACCTCACTCCCTTTCTTATCAAAAATCAATCAAACTTTTCTTTTAAGCCGTAACCGTTACCGCTTCGGTATTCGAAATAAATAATCGATTTCCTTTTTTGATTATTCCGGTAGTAAAGGCCGTATTATTTAATCTTAAGCCTAAAACATCATCCTCCGCTAACGCCGTTGCTAAAGTTCCGGTGAATTTTCCGGTAGTAGCACTATAAGTAGGAGCGCCGGTAAAAGCAACTACGGCTCCGTTTTTAGTAAACTCTAAATCGGCTAATAGTAAGCTCGTGAATCCGGTAATAGCTTTTTTATCGGCATTACCTTTAACCGAGAATACTACCGTAGTATCTCCGTCGGAAGGAATATCTGCCGTAGCGATTTCTACTTCTACATCGTTTACTCCGTCTAAAGAAGCTAAACGAATATCGTGATTTTTAGCCGTAATCCAAGTAGCGTCTTGATCGAATTCAGATCTGTAAAGTTCTTGAAGCCAAAGAATGGTATAAGCATCCTCCGCTCCGTTTCCTTGCATATAAGGTTCTACTCCGATACTTCCTAAAGTAATTCCTTTTACGGTCGTAGGAGTAGAAGTAAAGATAATAGATAATTTCTCATCTAAATACGTTACATCCCAACCTCCGAACCCTTCTAAGGTACGCATAGCCATATCGTTATACAATCCGTTTTTGAACTTAAATCCAAATTCTCGTGGAGATTTTCCGGAAACGGTTTTAATATTAGATCCGGCTTCGGTCGTAATATTATCTTGGGCCGTTCTTGGTTCTACCGCTACCGCTTTCGATAACACGACGGCGTTTCCTTGTTGTTGTAACGTTTGAATATACGCTAAACTAATAGCCTCCGCGAATTCGAATCCGGCCGGAGTAAGTATTAACGTAGATACTCGATTAACGTTAAAAGGGCAATGAAAGGTTCCGGTATTTTTACCGCCTTTTAATCCGCAATTTACTTGAAAAATTTGCGCTAATAATGCATCTGAAATCATAATTTCTTCGTTTATTAAGTTTTGTTTTCTAACTTTTTTCTCGTGTACTTCTTTTTAAAAGCGTCTGTACTGTAACCGCTCCTTTAATTTTATTCTTTAACAAATACAAGTTTCGTTCATATCGTATCGGATCCCTAACGTAAACTTAAAAACGTGGTATTGGCTAACGTCATTTTTTTGTTCGTAGCTAATTCCGTTTAACGCGTTTAAATATCCGTAATCTAAAGATTCTACCCAAATATTCTCTACTTGTTGTAAAAGTAGCTCTACATCATTTTGCGCTTCAAAATCCGCTCTATGATCTACATTCGGTTTAACTTTTAGTAAGTCGATGATAAAAATTAATTCTATCTTCGATTTATAGTTAATAGCATCTTCCTTAATCGATTTAAACCGATGCAAGAAAAAGAATTTATTTCCTTCCGCTACCGAAATAGTCGGAAACTCCGTTTTGCTCGTATAGAAGCAAACATCGTTTCTATCTCCTTTTTTTATTACTTCGCATCGAGTATAGCTGTCTAAGAACTTACTTTTATCTTCCTCATCTTCCGGATTTACTAAACTCCAAGTTTGATTTAATTCTAAAAGAATATCTTTTAACTTCGTAATAGAAGCATCTAATCCTATTGGGTTTTCTTTATCGTAATCCATTACGTTAGAGTAGTTGTTATTAATTGGCCGGATTTAAAAAACCCTTTCTTTAATTTTTGTATTTCTTTTCTAATCGAAGAAATTTCTCCGAGAAGTTGTGGCTTCATTCCTTTTACTCTAATAACGCTATCCGGATTGGTTCCTTCGAGTTCCGCGATTACTTTCTCATAAAGTTGCTCCGCGATTAACTCGTTTCGGTTACTTCTTAAAGAGGAGCAATAAAGTTCCATCGATTGAATGATCATTGCGGTGTTTACGGCCTTAGCGAATAACTTCGCGTTATTAATAACCAAATCCGTAAAATCTTCGTAAACCGTTAAATCTAAATTTAAACCTATATCCTGCGATAATCCTTCTACTTCCGTTAAATCGAAAAGCGTTTCAGTAGTATGTCCTAAAACGCAAACTTTCTCGATACAAAGGTTTTTAAAGTCCGTCATTACGTTAGCGTTATCGTACTCTCTTTTAAAAGGATCTACATCTAAAAAATCGGCTATATAACCTAAGTAGTAATCTCCTTTATAAGTCGAATCCGAATTATCTAACTCCCAACCTAATTCAATCTCTTGGTGATCCGAAGTAATTTCTACTTCTTTCGTAAATAAGGTAGTTCTTTTAGCGGTATTCCAAAGAATAATTTTTATAAAGCCGGTTCCGTCGAAATCGGCAAGTATCCGGTTAATTCGGAAAGCCATATTTTTATCGTTCGAAACTTTTATTCTGTAACCTACAAATCCGGTAGGTAATTCTTCCGTAACTCCTTTATTAGAAGCGTTTTTATAAAGTAGGTTCCTATCTATAAAATCGAAATCCGAGAAAACTTGGTTTACTACGTTAGAGATAGAGGCTTTTTGCATATCTCTTAAGAAGTTATTAAACTGCTCGTTTGTAATTTCCTCGAAATCTTGGTTATCTTTTATAAATTCTACTTTAGCATAGTGATTCGAGTTTACGAAATATCCCGACTTACTTAATAAATTTGGCGCGTCGATAATAGCATATTTAGGGTTGTGAGGTTGTAAAAACCCCACAATCCCTAATAATGCATTCGATATTTTTATCGTATTTATCACTTACTTTATTACTAAACGATTCCGAAAGCTAAGAAAGTAGTTTCTCCGGCAACCGTAAGAGGAGCCTTCATAAACGCTAAATCTTGAGATACTTCATATTGCGTATCTACGTCTTGAGTATAACCGTTTTCGGCCGAACTATCGGAAGCAACTGAATAATAATGCATCGCGTAGTTTTCATTATCTACCGGATTAATAAGATTCGTATAAACCGAAAGAGGAGCGAATTCCGAATTACCTACTCTATTTTGTTTTGGAATCCAAGGCAAAGTTGCTACGGTTCCGGTAGGTACTACGATCCAAAATCCTTTAGAGTAAGCAGAAACTAACGCTCCGGCTAAATCTCCAAGCTCTACCGAATGTACGAATACTACATTTCCGAATTGGAAAGATAAGTTAGTTTGGTTACTTGCTCCTTGCGACGCAATAAATTCGAAATGAGCGTAAGAAATACTATCGCAGAAGTAAGTAGCTCCGGCCGGATATTTATTCGCATCCATCGCAATTTTAGCGATTTGAATAGCTCTATCTTGTTTCGCCTCCGCTATTTCGAAAACGTAATCGGTAGCGTTAAACGATCCGTTTGCCGTCGCGATATTTACGTGGGTTCTATTAGCGAATAAGTAATTAGTAGAAGCGGTTTCGTATCCTTCCATAAAGTTGGAAATAACGTTTGAAATTTCTTGATTCATTTGCTCTTGCGCGTCGTATAAAGAATTATCCGATTGCTTAAGCGACATTTTAAACTTATCTAAATAAGTTGACCAAGTAGGAGTTAGGGTTTCCGTATCGGCTTTAACTCCGGTATGGTTATGAGTTCGTGCGCTACCAAGAGTTCTTTTTGCTCTCATAGCAAAATTAGTTTCGATAGTTCTATCTTCTCTTACTCTTAGAGTATCGTAGTTAGGGAACATTATAATAGACATTGCACGAATTGCTAAATACGTTGCAGGAAATCTATATCGTAACTCTGAAGATTGGAATTGTGCTAAAAGTTTAGCTTGAGCCTTTACTAAATTGGCTTTTGATCTATTTGCCATTGCGTTTAATTTATTAGAAGTTAATTTTTTTCTCGTTTCTTTTTAGACTATTACCGCCCGAATCCGAATTAACTATTACCGCAATTCAAAGGCAAATATATATTTTTTTTAATACTAAAATAAAAAAACCGATAAAAATTAATTTATCGGTTTTGATTTACTGCTTTATTTTAGGTTTAAAATACCTTCTTCCTCCGGCATATTTCTCTTGCGTTTTATCTACTTTTTTCTTAAGCTCGGCATACTTTACTATTTGTTCTTGCCTTTCTAAAAAGGTTTTTTGCTTAAGTTCTTTCGCTTTCTTAGAAATAAATAAATTTAGAAAAAGCTCTATCGGAGTAAGAATCCAAATTAAAACTTTCATTATCTAAAGTACTAAAGTTTTATCCTTAATCCTTTTTAGCATTTCATCGTTTTTCTTGGTATCATCCCAACCTTCTTTCTCCGCTTCTTTCTCGAAGGCTTCGAAACTTCCGGCCTTAGCTTGTTTCGTTTCATCATCTCCTCCTCCACCGCCTTCTTGCTTTTTCTTAGCGTAAGGAGTAGAGAAATCCGTCACCCAAGTTTTAAGATCTACCGGAGAAAGAGTTTTTTCATCTTTAAGAGTTTCGCCATCTTTTTTAATAACGATCTTTCCTTCTTCCTTAACGAAATCAAATCCTTTTTCTTTAGCTTCAGTGAATATGGTTCCTTTCGAAACTACAGTATCTATCTCGATACCTCCGAAGAAAGCGTTTTTAATTTCTCCGGTTTCTTTTTCTTTACTAAAAGTAGTTTTTAAAGTTTCGATCTCTTCATCTTTTTTAGTAAGGTTTCCTTGTAGCTTTTCGAAATCCGTTTTAAGTTTCGTATATCTTTCTTCCGGATCTTTAATCGTTTCTTCTTTAATTTTAGTTTCGTGAAGTTTAAAAGCCGTAACGAAAGCCTCTTCGTTTTTACCTTCGAATTCTAATCCGGTTTTCTTTTTAATCTCTTTAATGGTAGTTTCCTTAGCCATATTTGCAGAAGATTTTTTAAGATTCTCTACTCTTTCATCGTAAACCGTTTTCTTCTCGATAACCGCCGGAGTATAATCTAACTCGTGTTCTTCTTCCGAAGTAATCATTTCTACTAATTTCCCTTTTTCAAGGCCTAAAGCCTCCTCGATAGTTTCAACGTTTTTAATCATAATAATAAATTTTAAGTTTGATTTTGATTTAATTTAAAGAAGGAGGTTTTTACACCTCCTATCTTTTTTATTTTTTAGCCTTAGCTTTTTCGGTTTCTATACCGATTTGATCCGTTAGTTTTTTGATTCCCCAAATAGGCAGGGCATCTTCTCCCGATAAATCTTTATAAACAATTCGTAATCTTTCGATTTCGGCTTCCTTTTCTTCCGGAGTATCGAATTTCTTTACTTCCGGTTTTCCATCTCCTCCTTCGGTAGCTTTACCTTTTCCTTTCTCGGTATTTTCATCTTTACCTTTTCCGGATCCGCCTTCTTCGGTTTTTTTAGCCTTAGCTTTTTCTACCTTCGGAGCATCTTTATAAGGCTCTCCATTCCAATATTTTTTCGTTGCTTCTTCGTCGAATTCATAAAGTAATCCGTTAATAGCGGAATCCTCGTTAATCTTATCGGCGTAATCGTGGTGGATCGGATGTAAATCCGTTTCCAAATCTTTGTGTTTTGCGTCGAATTTGTTTCCCGCAACTCTACCTAACTTAAAAAGCCGATAGATTCCTACTGATTGAGCGTTTCTTTTCATTAGAAAAATGTTTAAATTAATTATTTATTTAGCCGGAATAACTTCCGTTTTCGGTAATATTTTTTTATTTGTATCAAACCACTTAGTAAAATTAGCTTCTATCGTTTCCGGATTATTATACTCCGTAACGGTTAACCAAAACTTTTGGAATAGTATTTTTCTTTGAGCCTCTTCGTTACCGAAATACTTACTTACTTCGTCTAAAGTATTATGTAAATAAGGCTCTATCGTTGCTTTTACTAAATTAATTTGTAAGTCGATAGGATTGTTTCTATACTTAGCCAATAGATATTCGCTAAACAATTTATCTAAAACTACAGTGTTTTCTCCGGCTTTTTTAGAATCCTCGTAACGTTGTAGAAGAACATCATAACTTTCTATCGTATATCTCCGGCCCAAGTTTATTGTAATCTTCGATTCTTCTCTTTTCTTATTAAGGTCGTAAAAATTAAGAATCCATTCGCAAAGCTTCCATTCTTGATATTCGGCTAAGTCGGCATATTTATTAAGCCTATTCTCTAAAGGCTGTTTGTCAAACTGTACTTCGGTAGCTGTTTTTTGTCCTCCGGTAGATTCTTGCATACCGTAATTTGTCCCCCAATGCGTTTTATAAAGCTTCTTTTCGTCGCGATCTAAAGTTTCCTCGTATTTTCCCCAAACCTCTAAATCCGGCGAAATAAATCCGGCTATTTCCGGCGTTATAACTGGAGAATCTTTATCCTCCGGCATCGGAAGTTCTACGGCATCGGTTACATCGCTTTTTCTAATTACTCTTCCTTTACCGTCGCAATCGGTACAACTTTTATCTCCATCCTTTCCGGTTCCGTCGCAAGTATTACAGAAAGTTACATACTTCCAAAATATTGGATTCCCTTTATAGATTTTGTAAAGAGTTAAGAAAGATTGATCACGAGCTATCTCTTTAGCTAATCCTAATAACGGCTTAATCGCAGAATCTCTAATTTGAGTTCCTAAAACTACTATATTAGAACAAATTAGGGCCGGAACGCTACCGAAAGGATGATCAAACGTTTTATAAGGATCCTCTACGATAGTAAAAGTTTCGCCTTCTTGGATAAAGGTTCTTTCTTTAGCGTCATCTACGATCCTCCAATAAGTTTTATTTTCTAATTCTAAAGGCTCGAAGATAAGATAATCAACCATTTGGCCTTTAGCCTTATAATACCTTATAGAATTTATCGATTTATAAGTTGGATAAATATCTAATTCCGGCTCCGTTTTATATTCTAAGTAGATAATTCCGTTAGGATCCGTATTTAATAGCTTAATCGCGTGATCCTGCACCCACTCCGATAATGGCTTTCCGTCGCGGATATTTGATATTTTAGAAAGGAAGGTTTTCTTTAATTTCGCTCCTTTTATATCGAAATCTTTTACTCCTCCACTTGCGTAGTAGATGTTACTTATAGGTTGAAATAATCTTTCGAATAAATCTTGAGTATCTCTACTATATTTCTTTCGAGCTTTAGCCTTCTCCGGCGATTCTATTCCTTCGATTTTATCGATTAACTCATCTATAAATCCGGTTCCTTCTATTAAAGATTTTAACTCTTTCGAGTTTTCTCTCATCGTAACAAATTCCGGAGAAACGGATATATGTTTCTTAATTATAGTTACCGCTTCTAAATCGTCGAGGAAGATCATAATAGGATTATTTTAAAGCAAATATATATAATTTTTATTTTATACCATATTTTTTATTTTTAAGCATAAAAAAACCGCTTAATAATAAGCGGTTTTAATTTTTATTTCGTATTCGAATTTATTACCTAAGTGGCTTCGTCTTATAAATAACCGGCGTTACTACCTTTACTACTTGCGTTCCACTCGGTACTACCGAAAGCCTATAGAATCTATAATAGGAAGGAGTTAAAGTAAATAAAACACTTTGCGTGGCCGTATCCGTTACCGTATAGGAAGAAGGCGTTCCAACATCGTTATAACTTACTCCGTCAACCGATCCTTGTAGTTTCGCCGTAGCTCCGGCCGTTCCCGATACTTTTGTAAAAGTAGGTTGCACCGCTACAAGATCTTGATAGTTATCGATAATTCCATATTGGTACTCCGTTACTCCGGTAGAAATAGTATCCGTTACCGCGTGATTTGCAGTAGATTTAAAATTTCCTTTTCCGTTTACAATGTTTAACGTTTGCGCCTTCGTGACCGAAGTAAGGCAAAGCGATAATGCTAAAAATAATACGATTTTTTTCATTTTTATGTTTATTTAGTTATTAAATTGATTTCAAAGATATAAAATAATTTTACATAGATTATTCTACTAACTCTAATTTTTCTGCCAACTTACTTTCGCTCCAAAAATGTGTTGATCCATCTTTTGCTCCTTCGCCTTCTACCATAGAGTAGATTATCTTTCTTTCTCCTTCTCCTCTTTCGATAGGATCCTTTTCATCCGATTCTATTTTAATAATACTTCCGGCTTTAGGAACGCTTCCATCTTGTTTAACTTTTAAAACTCGATACTTTTCTCCTTTTTTAAATTCGTTCATAATAAATAGTTTTTATTTTACCTACTCTTTAGATTTTCGGCTTTCTCTTAATCTTTTTTCTATTTCTCTAATCTTCTCGTTTATAACTTCGTTATTTCTTCCTTCGAGTAATAGATAATCCCTAACGGCTAATAATTTAATTAACTCAATTTCGTTTTCTGAATATTTTTTCATTTAATTTTCCGGTTTAATATAAGAATCGGCATCCGGCATTTTTTCTAACCGTTTAGCCTTTATTGTTTCTCTTCCTTCTAAAATAGCTTTCACAACTCTATGCCACCCATCGGCTATTACTCCTTTATCGCTTAATATAACCGGATAATCTAAATTTGTTTTTTCTACTCTTTTAGCGTGATATATAAAATCATCTGTATTTTTTATAATAAAATATAATACGTCTAAAGGAATTCCGGCTAATGGAAGATCGAATACTTCGCAATCTTTAGAGGCCTCTATTAAGGTTAACGCGCTCCAAGTATAACCGTTATTAGTATAACAGCTTTCTATAAGTTTACACTCTTCTATTTTTAAAACCATCTTAATCGTTGCATTTCCAAAACGTTCTATACATAACTCCGTCGATAACTACCTCGTTAGTATAAGTATTATCGTAGCGACAAGGGAATAACGATCCGGTTCTTTCGTCGGTTCCGGCGTATCTCCAAACGTTTCCTCCGTCGGTAGAGATTTCTTTAGTGCCTTCGATATGGCAATTACAATCCGTTTCCGGCTCTACCGGATCCGCTTCGCAACTTCCGGCTAAAGAGATAAGGCCTATAAATACTATTAGTAATAATTTAATCGTTTTCATAATTTCTACTTTTTAATGTTAATTTTCTTTTTATGCTCCGGACATTTTAGAATCCTAATCTTTAATCCGGATTTCGTTTCGCTATAGGTACAATTAGGACAATCGTTTTCCTCTTTAATATTCGCGACTACTTCCGCTATCTTAGAAGGAGTTTCCGTTTTCTTTTTAATCCTTTTCGATTCTCCGGTAAATTTACCTTTCTCGATTTTATGAACTACGAGATCTCTGTTTTTTTGTGGTATAACAATACCTTTTACTTTATCGTCAATATCTTTATGCGTACATCCTACGAACTTATCGATTAATACCCAACCTTTTTCCGTTTTCTTAAGCGATTCGAATTCTAACGCTCCGGCTAAGGCTAACAAAGTTTCTCCCATCGGTTTCGCTTTTCCGGTTAAAATCTTATAAGCGTTTCCTCTACTTGTATCCGCTAATTCTCCGAGCTTCTCATAACTTAAATCGAGTTCTTTCCGCTTCGCTTCTAATCTTTCTATAATTTCTTTCATAACTTTATTTTTCTTTTTTACTTATAATTAACAACCAAACTCCTAAAAGGAAAACCGCGAAATCTACGGCTATAAAACACTCGTAATTAGGATTACCTTCCGATTCCAAACTTCCTCCTAAAATTAAACTCAATACTATTAAAAACCACCCGAAAATTTCTCCTGCAGTTCTTAAGATAAACCTTAATTCTAATTTCTCTTGATCCGTTAGTTTCATTTAATATTACATTTTAAATTACTACAAATTACTTCGGTTTTCCTTTCTTCTTTATTAAATACTTCTATTCGTTTTTTACCGCAAATACAATTACCTAATATTTTCTTCCTTTTTTGCTTTTTAATTTGTCTATTACTTAAAGGATTTGGAGATTGTTTTTTAATATTCGGTTTCTTATTCATTACTCTAAATTTAAAGTTTCCTTAGCTATTCCGAAAACGAATCCTTCCGGCTTATCGAAATTAGAATCATATAGCATCTCGGTACACGTTATTAATTGCGGTAGCTTATTAATTAACGCTTTTACTATTTTTATTTCTTCGTCGGATAAATTAGAAATCCATTTACAATATTCCGCGCTACTATTAAACTTCTTCGAAGTAATAAAACTTAGATTCGGCCTTTTAGCCGGATCGCTAACTTTCTCGTAATCCTCAACCTTTTCGATTAATCCTCCGATTACTAAAGCGCTTCCTTCATACTTAGCCATTTTATGATCATAACCGATAATTCTATAAATCCCTTCGCTCTTTTCGATAGGCTCTTCGATTTGCCAATCGATATTAGGCAAATGTTTAAAAGGCTCCGATTTAAACAACTCCTTTTTAGTTTCTTCCGATATAGAATAATCTCTTCCTTCTACCGTTTCCTTAATAGCTTTCTCGAAATTAGTAATTCCTTCTTTTCTATAAGTTATTATTTCGGCGTATTCTCCGGAAGAACAATTATAAATAATTTTCGCGTCTTGCTCTTCTCCTATCCTTTTACAAACTATAATTTCTTCGTCATTAACTGTATATTCCGCTTCCTCTAAATTATATTCCGTCATATCGAAAGGAGATCCTATAACGCTTATACAACTCTTAGCCTCTTTATAGGTAGCTATAACCTTCTTAAGTAAATTTTCTTTTTTCGTTGCCATAACTATTCAATTTCTTTATAAAACCAAACGATTATATCCTTCGGTAACTTCTTGAAGTTTAAATCATAAAAATCTTCCGAAGAAGTAGTTCTTACTCCGCTACTAAAATAATTATAGGTAACTCCAAAAGGATTATCCTCCTCTTTCTTTTTTAAGTAACCTTTAATTTGTTTCGTCGTTTCCTTTTCGAAACTTCCGGTTAACATAACCACTTTTTTGTAGGTTACTTTTTTTACTTCGCAAACGGTATCGTTTTTAACGACTTCGTTTTGAGAATAAGATAAGCCGAAACTAATCAGCGCTAAAACTGTAAATAGATTTTTCATAATTAATGTTTTTGTTTCGACAAAGATACAACTTATTTTGGTTTGTATCTTAAAAGAAACGAATTTTTTTATTTGTTCCTTTCTCGATACTACCAAACTATTCCAGCTTTATTTCCTTTTCCGAAGTTTTCCGCTACTCCGGTTAACGTATCTTCCGCGTCATCGTGTAGATTCATTCCGTTTCTTAAATATCCGGTTATCGATTTATAGAATAACGGCCAACGTGTGGCCCAGTCCGAAGGCATATAGCAAAGATTCGTTACTGTATTCGAGTTATTAAGTATTCGAGCTTCCTTATTTTTCGATTGGTGGAACGTTTTAAACTTCGTTTTCGTGTTTCCTAACAGCCTAACTTGTCGCTCTACTTCTCTCGAAAAGTTTCCTCCTCCGTTATTACTTTCTATCTTACATAAATACGGCTTCCACTTCGCTATCTGCTTCGCTACTAAAGGCTCAGTATCTTTCATAGGAAGGTTCGTATAGACTACATCGAGAATATAAATATGGGTTTTCGTTTCGAAATAAACGATAGAACAAAGGAAATCTTTCCCCTTATCGGCAGTATCGATATACTGTTTTATAGTTCCTTTATCCGTCGGAATACTATCGAGATCGTGATAGGTTCTAAAATCGTCATACATTAAACCTTCCTTCGGTTTCGGGTTTTGCATATACTGGGTTTGGAAAACTATCGGATTTTCTACGGCCATCTTATGAAGCTCCTCAATAGTATGCTTAAAATCCCAAAGCGCGTTCCCTTTTTTATCTACGGCCGGAATACTAAGAAGGAACCACTTACTTTTATCCTTCATAGCCTCGTTAATATCTTCCGTAAAGCCTTCGGAATCCATTATATAACCGCATAAATCATTAGGGTGGGTTCGTTGTCCTATTACTATTTTAGCCGTATTTCTTGAGTTAACACGGTTCTTTATAGTAGAATCCCAACGCGCGTTAATCCTATCTCTTTTAACTTCTGATTCCGCATCTTCCGGCTTAATCGGATCATCGATAATTAAAGCTCCTCCGAATCCTTCCTTAGCTTCCATCGATGAGAAGAAGCTATCTAATTCTTCCGCTAATTCCGGATCTTCTTCGTTAATTTCTTCCTCTTCTTCGTCAACTTTTCCGGCTCCGAATCCGGTAACTTGTCCGGCCGTCGAAGTAGCGTAAACTCCTCCTCCTTCTGTAGTGTACCATTTCTTCTTCGAATCCGTTCCGCTTTTAATAACTACGTTAGGAAACATAAACCTATAATCTTCGGTTTTAAGAATATCTTTTACTCCGTCGGAGTTATCAAGTGCCAAACTATCGGAGAAGGAAAGGTGTATAAATCGAGCGGAGGCCGTTAATGCCAAAGCGTGTGATATAAAGTTTTTAACCGCTATTTCCGTTTTAGAATAACGAGGCGCGATATTTATTATAACGTTAACCAACTTTCCTTGAAGTACTAATTCGAGTACTCCGGCAATTATTTCGTGGTGTCTATTTACGACGAATTTCCGCTTAAACATCTTCTTGTAGAAGTAACGAGTATGGAACATTAAAGATCCCATAATCATTACTTTCGCTACCTTAAGCGTTTTTAATTCGTCATCGGTATACATTAGAATTCTCCGTTTAGATTTTCGGCAATCTCTTTCGCTTCTTCCTTAGAAACAGCAACCGTATAGACTACAGTAGCTTTAGTTTTATCTTTTTCATAGAATCCGAGTTTCTTAGAAACCCTTTCCTGCGCGGAGCTAAACGCTGAATGGCCTATAAACTTCATAGTTCTTTTCGAAGCTATAATTTCCGCTTCTCTCGATTTCGGGTTTTCTAAAACGTCTAAGTGTTTTTTATAACGCTCGATCATATCAAGATCTTCTTTTAGCGATTGTTCTATCTTATATTCCAGTATCGAGGAGGTTTTACCCATTAACTCCTTAACGTAGGCTTCTATAAGGGGGTTCTTAGACAGCTCTTTAACCGCATTGTTTATACTACTACTTTTCATTTTAGTAGCGTTATATGTACTACGGTAGGCCTCCATTTTATTAAGACATTCGGCGTATTTCTCGCAATACGCTTTCTGCTTATCGGTTAATTTTCTCTCTCTTTTCGGTTTCTCCTCCATAACTTACTACTTTTTTAAAGTTGGTTTCGTTTACGATACAAAGATATATATTTTCCGGTTACTTAATATAAACAGAAAAAACCGCCTCGTTAGAAGCGGTTTTGATTGTGGTATTTAACGAATGTAATTTAATTACTTCTTAGCCGAAGCCGGAGCTTCGCCTTCTTTATAATCCCATTTCGATCCGTCTTTTTTCGCGGTAGAACTGTGTTTAATATTCTTTAAGAATACCATTCCTCCGTTATCGAATACAGTTACGTCGATAGAATCTTCGTTTACATCGGTAACTTGTCCGATATAAGTTTTTTTAGCTTTAGCTTTTTTAAACTTATGCTCTTTCGTGTTTGCGCCTGGAGTAATAACTACCTGTTGGCCTTCTTTAATTTCATTCATAATAATTAATTATTAGATTTATTTACCTACTCTATTAGCTTTTCGGCATCCGCTTTAACCTTTATTACCGCGATAACTTTTTTGTAAATATCGGAATAATTATATACCGTAGTACTACTTAAGAAATGGGTACTATTTACTTTTAATAGCTTAACGCAGTTATTTCTTACGTCTTGCAATACTAATCGAGGCCTCGATTTCTTCCCTACTTTAAAAAGAAGAATTTCGCCTTTCTTAATATTATCAAACCTTTTACGAGTTAGCATATTTATCTTTTAGATTCAAATTTCTCTCTCTCTTCTTCGAGCTTGTTATAGTAAACTTGCATTTCCTCCGGCGTTACCTTTTCGCGAATAATATCCTTCCAAAACTTAGTTTCTATATTCCGGATCTCGTTAGATTTTAATAGCCTCCCGAAGTCCGAAGGCTTCCCTTCTTTCTGAAAGTTAGTAACCGTAAGCCGTAACCGGAAAGCCTTAATAATAGCTGTTATTTTAGGAATTAAAACCTCCTTCTTAAAAAAAGGCTCCTCCTCGATAGCTTTAACTATTATCTCCGCTAAATCCTCCGTTTTCGTTTCGTTAGCCATTTTTCTCTTCCGGTTTAATTATAGGTATTTCTTTTGATTCCATTTCTACTTGATCGTTAGCCATTCCCATTATAGAAAATTCTATTTCTTCGAATTTAAAAACGTACATATACCTCGTTTTGGTTTCGTAAACCTTAGCTTCTTTTCCTCCGGCTTTAAACATCTTCTTGAGATACTTTTTTTGGAAGAAGTTATTATAAAGTTTAAGTTTATAATCTAATTCATCCTCCATCGGTAAAAGTCGATTCACTTCTTTTCTCTCTACGGTTCCGATTAAGTTAGTGGTTTCGAAAAGTTTTTCGAACGGCGTTACTTTTTCTATTCCGTTAAATATTTCCGGCCTTTCTCCTTTTATCCGAGCTAATATATAATAATTAGTAGCGTAAATATAACCATCTCGATATTGCAAGTATAAAGTCCAAACTCTATCCGATTCTAAATATCTATCCTTATTCTTGAATTGCTTTATATTTTCCATTTCTTATTTATATAAGTTGCTAATCTCCGGAAGGAGCGTTAAACTCTTTTCAATATCGGTAGCTAATCCTTTAGCGTTCGATTTCGTTAGCTTTAAATACGAGTTTTTAAAGTCGTAAAGATAAATATCCTCTTTTACTTTTTTTAGATTAAAACAGGCTCCGTATTCGATAATAATATCGTTTCCGTTATCGTTCGAAAACTCCTTTAAAATAGCGATTAAGGTTTCTAATTCTCCTCTTTCTAATAATCCGATATAGCCGTTTCTTTCGCTTCCGGCCTCCGAATCTATATAGCCTCCGTTTTTATAATCGAAAACGAAATATACTAAAGATCTATTTCCGTTCACGTCTTTAAAAATGCCTTCGTAAATCTTCCAAGAATAGATTACTCCTTTAGCTAAAACCTTCTCGGATATTTTTTGACTATATCCGGAGAAGGCTATAAACGTTAATATTAATAGTAGCTTTTTCATCTTATACTGTTTCGGCCCATAAAAAAGGTTTCCCTTTAGGAGTTATTAATAAATAATCATCCGGCTCGAAATCTTGATCGTGGGCCATTCGAAGATCTTCTAACGTTCCTACATCTTCCGGATCGTTTTTATTAACGTAAAAATCCGCTTCCGTTCTTGAAGGTTCTAATAGAGGAGTAAAATTCGAATCGTCATCGTATAGAATAACGGCATCTTTCTCTAACTCTTCCTCCGATAGCGTTTCTACGAAATCCTTTAACTCCTTCCAAGTTATCGGAGCCTTTAACCAATTAGCCTCGAAGGATTCTCTAATTTCGGTATAAATCCAATCCAAATTATTATAGTCGAATCCTTTTAATACGGCTATTTTATTCCAAAACCTATCGAGCTTCTCCTTAAGCGTTCTACTTACTAAGTTTTGGCTTTCCGCAAAAACCGGATCGTTGCCTTGATTATGGATTAATTTTAACTCCTCTACTTCGGAAGTATTTAGATAAAAAGTTTTTGTTTTCATATTTTTGTTTTTATAGTACGTTCCAAAATAAAACCGTTTTCCCTTTTTTATATTTAATGCAATATTCGAAAGCCTTCAGATCATAATTAGGCATCGAAGGAAATCCGGCTTTAAATTTACTAACCTTATCGAATCCTTTATTATACTTTATAACGGTTAACCTTTCGTTTTTAATATCACATTCGGCTCCTACTTCTACTCCGTATATCTTGGCCGTAGTAGTTCCTATTAAAATACTATCTACTAAAGTTCCGCTTCCTACCGCGCACCAAATTTCTTCCGGCTCGAATCCTATTTTCTCTATAACTGCTTTTACTCTATTAGCTATTAGAGTTTTATTTTCGATAGTTTTAGCTCCGAAAATTAATTTCTCGGCTCCGGTATCTTTACAATAATCTAAAGCTCTTTTCTCTACAACCGATAAATATCCAAAAGGAACCTCTACTATAGTAGCTCCGTATTCGATACACTTTTTAGTGTTTTCGTGCATCTCTTTTCTCTTCGCGCAAAATATAGTTACTCTTTTTCCGATTCCTTGACAATAGGCCGATAATGCTATTTGAAATCCTCCGTAAACCGGAGAAGCATAAACGTATTCTTCCGCGTCTTTAATTAAATAAGGCATTAATATAGATTTTGTTCCTCCTACTAATAAATCATCCCTTAAAACTATTACTCCTTTATGGTTTTCTATTGTTATCATAACTAAGGCTTTTTAAATATTAATACGTTTTGGTGTATCTTAACTAATTTCTTTCCGGCCGAAAATTGTTTATCGGCTCTCATCGAAGCGCTTCCTACCGCGTTTAACAAGATCCCTTCGTTATAGAATCTCATTCCGGCTTTCTCGAAGGCTTTTATAGTATCCGGAACGAAGCCTAAATAGAATCCGTTTTTATCTCTAACTTCTCCTACTACGAAACAAGCGAAGCCGTTTTTCTTAAGAAGTAAACAGCTTTTTAAAATAATGCTTTCGTAGATCTCTAAGAATTTATTATAGGGCATATTACTAATATCTCCTTCTAAAGTAGAGTAAACTTCTAAATCGGCATAAGGTGGACAGCTTAAAACGAAATCAAACTTTTCTTGGATTTTATCGAGTTCCTCGTTAGAATCTCCGCAGATCCAATTAGGAGAATTTTCTTTTCCTAAAATGGTAATTCCTTGCTCTATATTACTAAGTACTTGCTCCTCTCTAATTTCGATTCCGGTATATTTAAAGCCTAATTTATTCGCTACGATTCCTCTAACGGATCCTCCGGCGAAAGGATCTATAACGGTTCCTCCTTCCGGACAAAACCAATGATATAAAAGTTCACAAAGGGCCGGATCGAATATAGATGTATTTAATTCTTGAGCCTTATCGCTATAAAACGTTTCCTCCATATTATTCTTATCGTAAGCCTTAAGCGGAATTGTATGCGTCATACTTTTTTCTCTTCCTACCTCCGACTTCATTCCGAGATTCTTCCACTTTCTTTTCCGGTTTTGCCAAGCTCCTCCGCGTGTATCTAAGATACTAAAAGGAGGCTCTATAAATTTATCTCGTAATAAAAAATCTACTACTACTTCTTCTCCGAAGAGATCTTTATTTTTATCCATATTTTCTTTAAGTATTAATCCCAATTACCTTCTCCGTTTTCGTCAAAAGTATAAACCGCTATCGGAGGAAAAGAATTTCCGATTACTTTTATAAATAAAGGCCTTCCTTCTTGTAAGGCTTTCATATCGTCGGCGTTAGGCATAAACGCTACGGCAAAATAAGGAAATCCTTGCGAATCTTCTCCTCTTTCGGCTTTAATCGGATCTCATTGCTCATCCGTCATATTTTTAGGCTTACTTAATATGGTATTCGTTCCTTCAAAATCTACACTATGCATAATATTTGGTTTTAGTTATTACAATTTTTAGTACACGTTATTTTTCCGAGCTTAATTATAAAATAATCTACTCCGCTTTCCGTTCCATTACTTGGTTGGTATTTTTCTCCTTGCTTTCCCATATTACCTTTTTTTCTTACTCCTAAAAGCCTTTTTATTCTTCTTATTCCGGATCGCTTTATAGGTTTCGTTATCGTATTTATTTAAAAATTTATTCTTCCGCTTCTTCTCTACCGATTTATTATTAGTAGTTACGTGGTAGGTATTGCAAATTTTACATAGATAGAAACTTTGAGATAATCCTTTATCTCCGTTATTTACCGAAAACTCCGCAGATATTAGAGTATGCTTCGTTTTACTATCGCAAACTTGTTGAGCCGTTAATTTCTCTATCATCTAAGTTAATTCTTTTCTTCTCCTATAAATCTCGGAGGTAATTTTACCTCAATATCGGATATTATTTTTGGCAATCTACCGAAATTAAATCCGGTAAAAATAAAATCTTCGAGTAGAGGATCGTAATCAAAAACACATATACTTCCATCTTTTCTCCTTCCGATTTCTCTTAAATCGTGCCTTCCGGTAAAAGAACATTTTAGAACTTCCACAAATTCTTGTTTTACCCAACAATTCGGAAGTAACTCCGTTTTCGCTAAAAAAGTTTTAAATTCTTCCGGACATTCTTCGTAGGCTTTAGCCTCCCCTAAGTTATGCGTAATCGTGCAATCCGCATATCTAAAATTGTTTGTTAAATGCTCTTTTAATTCTTCTTCGTCATATTCGTAACGTGGGCCAATAGGTACTTTTATAACGAATTCCCCACAATCAGAAACGTAAACGCAACGAGCTAATCCCGAAGAATGATAGGTGTATAATTTATCCTCATATATAAAAGAATGTCCGTGTTTCTGAATATTATAATGGCCGTCGGATAAAATCGAAGAATCATTTAATTTATTTTCAGTAGTTATAGTTTCTATTTTCATATCTCTATTTTTTAATAGTTTCTTTAAGTTGAAATTCTAAAGCGTCGTAAACCGAAGTAATAGATCCGATTCGCTCTTTTAAAGATTTTAGGTATTTTAAGCACTCTTCTTGCGAAGTAGCTATATAGTAGCCTTTCGAGGTAGATATTAGATTAAAAATTAAATTATTTACTCGAATGTAATTAACTATTTTTCTCAATCTTGCTCCGGTAATTTTATATCCTTTCGCGGTTAAAACGCGAATTATCTCCGTCGAAGTTATTTCTTTCTCTTTACCTAATTTAGTTTTAAATCCTTCGATTAATAACGGAAGTAGTTTCTCCGTTTCGTATTCGTTTAACTCGTAGGTTAAAATCTCAAATCCTTCTACCATATACTTTTATTTAATAAGTAAACCGGAGCGTATTTTTCGCTCCGGCCCACAAGTTTGATTAATTTTCGAATTTTTGATTATAGTATTCTACGGCATCCATTTTATTAATATTTCCGGAGAATTCTTTAGCCATTTCTTTTACTTCTTCTATCGGAAGCTCTTTTTCTAATTCTCCTAATACGATCTTAATAGTATCGGTTTGGCCGTCGTTGTAAGCGTCGATTATATACTCTCTTACTTCTCTTTCTACCGGAGCTAAAGTTTCTTCGATAAAGCTCTCTTCAAATCCTCTTCCTCTTAATATCTCGATTAATTTACTTATCGGATTTTTTAATTTAGGATTATCCAAGCCGTTAAACTCTAAAGGAGCCTCTACCTCTTCTACTTTACTTTTTAAAGTAATGTTTCCGGAAAAATTACCGGAAGGAGAAGCCGGAGTTTCTTTTTTCTCTTCTACTTTTTCGGATTCCTCTACTTTAGATTCCGCTTCAGGAGTTTCTTCGTAGGCTTGAATATCGAATTTAGATTTGTTTACTAACGGTTCCCAAACTTTATCCGGAACGGTTTTTATAACCTCTAAAACTATAGAAGATAAAATTACATTCTCGTTAGGAGAATAAATATATAAATTCTCGTTACTTACGCTTTTAGTAAAGCCTAATTCCTCGATCGTTTTAATTCTAAACTTAGTTCTTTCCGGAACCATTATTTCCGCGTATTCCTCCAATTCGAATTCTCCTAAAGGAATTTCTCCTTTGTATCTAAAGCCGTAATCGAAAAGCTCGTTATTACGCTCGTTAGTCAACTCCGAAATCGCTAAGGCTTTATTTCTCTCTTCGAGTTCGTGAGCCGTCGTTAAGTTAGTAATTACCGTTTGAAAGGCTTCGGAACGGCCGGAAATCATATCGTGATAATCAACTTCGAATTCCTCTAAATCGATTCCTTTTAAAATATGCTCCGCAGAAATATCGACTACCGAATTAAACTGTTTTTTATTGAAATCTATTTTACCGAAGGAATCGGTAGAAACGATAATTTTTTCAAGATCTGCCTTAATGGTAGAAATATAAGTAGTTAGCTTTTCTTTTCTTTGATCTTCCTTAATTCTTTTATCTTCGGCTTCTTTTTCCTTTTTTTGCTCCCAAGTGGTAATGCCTTCTTGCCTTTTCGCCTCTTCTTTTTTAACTTCCTCGATAAGATTATCGTATTCTGTAGCAACTTTTTCGTTAATAGTTTCCTTAATTATTTTAGCTACATCTTTTTTCTCGTTTTCTAATCCGGTTCTAAGACTTCTAACCGCAGTTCTACTAACCTTTCCGGCCTCGTAGCTTTTATTATCGGTAATAACGATAACTTTATTTTTCGTAATTACTCCCTTGATCGATTTCTTTTTTTCCGCGAAGTATTTCGATTTTTTAATATCGATTTCTCCGAAGTTTAAAACGGTTAACTCCGTTGTTTTAGGTTTTGTTTCCATAATTATAATTGATTTTTAATTTTCTCTTGATTCTATATTATCGATTAATCTATAAACTTCTCCAACTCCTTCTCCGGTTATATCTTCGAAAATAAATTTAGTATTACGTTTTCCTTCCGATTTTGAAGCCAAGCCTTTTATTTCGTGTAATTCTATCGCTTCCTCTAATTCTTTAGCGTGGATATTAGCTATTTTAAAAGTAGTTTCCATAATATCTTATCGTTTTTGTTTCGACAAAGATACAACTATATTTTAATATCGCTTACTTTTTTTAAGTTTTT